TTAGGAGGACTTGCGATTGATGTAAGGCCAGCCACAGTAACCTTTGATGTTGTTGAGGCAGATCAGCCAGCAGGGATTATTTCCTGTGAGTATGAAGTAGATTACAGGAGTAGTTATAACGATTTATCAACATGATTTTTAACCCTAACAACCCAAAGGGTTTAATATAAACACATACACTACACAAGCAAAACCCTTTACAGAGGTAAACAAAGATGGCACTACTGACAAGGAAAAGAGTTATTTTAGTTGAAGCGGAAAGTACCTATGGCTCAGATCCCGGCATGGCAACTTCAACAGTTATCTTAGTGCGAGATCTAAGTATTACACCGCAATCAAGTGATGTTGTTAACAGAGATGTTGTAAGACCGTTTTTAGGCGCATCTGAACAGCTTTTAGCGAATACAAGAGTTGAGTGTACATTTTCGGTTGAACTTGCTGGATCTGGCACACCCGGTACTCCGCCTAGATATTCAGATGCCATCAAAGCCTGTGGGTTTGCGGAAGCAATAACTGATGAAGATGGCAGTAGTGGTAATGACACAGTTACATATACACCAGTATCAAATAACTTTGCCTCTATAACTATTCACTACAACGTAGATGGTGTGAGGCATATTGTTTCTGGCTGTAGAGGAACTTTTACAATCAACGCAAGTGTAGGAGAAATTCCAACTATTGATTTTAGTTTTACTGGTCTTTACGCAACTCCAACTGACTCAGCTTTGCCAACAATTTTATATGGAAATCAAGCAACTCCATTAATTTTTAAAGATGGTAATACAACAAACTTTCAGTTGTATTCTTTTGCTGGAGCTTTATCAGCACTTACACTTGATGTAGGTAACAGTCTTGTGTATAGAGAGCTTGTAGGTGGGTCAAAAGAAGTCTTACTTACTGACAGAGCAGCAACAGGATCAGTCACAATCGAGGCACCAACGCTTGCACAGAAAGATTATTTTAGTGCTGCATTGATTGATTACACTTTAGGAAACCTGCAAGTAACACATGGAACGCAAGCAGGTAATATTGTTAAATTGACGAGTTCTAAAGTAGATATTGGAGATGTCAGTTATGGTGAGATGGATGGAGTCACGATGCTTGAAATTCCATACACACTTGTACCAAGTGCATCTGGTGATGAAATGAGTTTAATTTACACATAGATACTGACTAAGTATTGACTACTGAGGTAGAGTAAAGAAGTATATATCTTAATTTATGGCATTTGTTAGAAAAAAGACCAAGGTTTATCCTTGGCCTGTGGAGGTTAAAACTCCTAGTGAAACTGAAATAGGTGAGTTTGAAACGACAACTTTTACTGGAAAATTTGTACGTTTATCAAGAAAAGAACTTGATAGCTTTGAATCTGCGACAGAGTTTGATGCTTTAAAAAAAGTATTAGTTGGATGGGAAGATATTAATGAGGAGGATGGAACACCTATAGAATTTTCAGATAAGGTGTTAAAAGAATTTTCGGAAGACATTGATTTTGTTGCTGGTGTTTTAGATGCGTTTAAAAAATTCTATTCAAATGCACAATCGGGAAACTAACTGATGCTGCCTTATATTGGGCTTCGGGTGGCAAAAAAGTTATAGATGAAACACTTAAAGACGCTGCTGTGTTTGGTGTGAAAATCGAGGAGCAACCAGAAGAAAAGGAAGATTTTGAAGTTTTTGACGAGAATTGGGATATTGTAATGATGTTTTTACGTTGTCAAACACAATGGAACACAACCTTTGGAGGTGTAGTAGGATTAAAGTATGAGGTATTATTACTTGATGGAGGACTGTTTGACCTTTATCATGTGAGTAACCGCAAAGAAATGCTGGAAGGTTTACAACTTATGGAATCAGTTGTTTTGTCAGAATTTAATAAGGAGAAAAAATAGTGGCTAAGAATGTCAATATAGAAGAAATAAGAGTAAAGATTGAGGGTATTACAAAGCTGGGGAGACTTTCCTCTACTTTTACAAAATTAAATAAGAATGTTGGATTAAATCGAGTTGAATTAAATAAAGCTATTAAATCAATAACCTCATACGATAAAAGAGGGCAACGTAGTGTTAATACATTTAATCAACAAATCGCTGCTTTAAAACAATTAAAAAATAATGTTGGAATTGGAAGTGAAGCTTATAAAAAACTTGGCAGAGAAATTGATGCGTTAAGAGCCAAAATGGAAGCACTTTTAACTACGCAACAAAAGTCAAGCATGATGGCTAGACTTGGTGCTGGATTTAAAGCTGGAGGAGGTACTGCTGCTATGGCTTCTCTTGGAAGATACCTCCCTGCTGGAGCGCAAATAGGTGGATTAGCTGGTTTTGCGAAAGGGGGAATGGCTGGTGGTATAGCTGGTGCTGGTATTGGTCTTGGGATAGATGCTACTGTTGCCAGTATTGGGTATGTTGCTGATGCTGCTAGATATTCAGCAGAAATAGAAAAGTTAGAAATAGCTCTGAAAGGTGTTACAAAAAGTCAAGAAGATTACAATAAAGCTTTAAAAATAATATCTACTACCTCAAAAACACTAAACGTACCAATAGCTGCTTCAACTAAACAATTTACACAATTAGCTGCATCTGTTCTTGGTGCTGGTGGAACTATTGAGCAAGCAGAAACAGTTTTTACTGGAGTTTCAAATGCTATTAAAGCAACTGGTGGTAACGCAGAAGACGTACAATCTGCGATACGAGCTATGTCGCAGATTTTTGGTAAAGGTAAGGTATCTGCGGAGGAACTACAAGGTCAGTTAGGTGAAAGATTAGCTGGTGCTGTTGTGAAATTTGCAGAAGCTAATGGTAGTAGCTTACAAGATTTACAAAAAGATTTAAGAGATGGTGTTGTTGGATTAGATCAAGTTATCAAATTTGCAGAAAAATTAAATATAGACTTTAGAGATACAGCAATACAAATCGCTAATTCTTCTGCTGATGCAGGGCAAAGATTAAGAACATTTCAAGATTTATTGAAACGAGATATTGGTAAAGCTGCACAACCTATAGGTGCTGCTTTTCAAAAATCATTTGGAGATATTACTTTAGCTATTCTTGAATCTGAGGGTGCGATGCTGTTAATAAACGGAACAATAAGAACACTTGGCGCAACAATTTTTACAGTTGTTGAGGGAGTAAGATTTTTGACAAGAAGTATTATTGATTTACTTGCCATCCTTGGGCAAGTAGCTATGGGTCAGTTTGGCAAAGCTCAAGAAATTGCAGAAGAGGGTTTAAAAGCTACTAGAGAACAGTTTAAGAAAAACATGAAACTATATGCTGAAATGTTTAACTTTGATCCTTTTGGATTATTAGATGATGAGGATAGCAATTTTAAAGGTAAGAAAAAGAATACAGGTTTAGCTGGTTTAGGTGAAGATGGTGGCCCACTTGCTTCTTTTGCTAAGTCTGCATTTGATACTGCTAAACAAGCTGAACAAGCATTTGTAAATGCTTTTAAAGGTATGGAAGATGCTTTAGTTAAGTTTGTACAAACAGGAAAATTAAACTTTAGCGATTTAGCTAGGTCTATTATTTCTGATTTAACAAGAATGTTAGTTAGAGCAGCAGTAGTAAAACCTTTATTTAGTTTCTTGTTTCCCGGTCTAGCTAATGGTGGTGTTGTTAATAAAGGCAGTCTCGTAGATCCTACATATGGAACAGGTATGCCAAGCAATCCATCAAGCGTTTTTGGATCTGTAAACGCAAATGGTAATGTCTTCTCGGCTGGAAATAAAATTTCTAAATTTGCATATGGGGGCATAGTCTCAAGACCTACCATATTTCCCATGCGGAATGGAGCAGGGCTTATGGGCGAGGCCGGGCCAGAAGCGATCATGCCGTTAAAACGTGGTGCTAATGGAAAACTTGGAGTGCAAAGTTCTGGAGGTGTTGGTAATATTGTCGTAAACGTAGATGCTTCTGGTAGCTCTGTTCAAGGAGATACTTCACAGTCGCAACAGTTTGGTAGGGCTTTGGCTGCTGCTATACAATCAGAACTTATTAAACAAAAAAGGCCGGGAGGACTTTTAACATAAATGGCTACTTTTCCAAATATTGAACCTTCATTTAGCGTTAAAAAACAATCAGAGCCAATTACAAGAACTGTAGTTTTTGGGGATGGCTATGAGCATCGCCTTGGCTTTGGAGTGCCAAGTCATCTTAATCCAAGACAATATACTTTAAAGTGGGAAAACATTACTGAAGATGAGGCTGATACTATTGAATATTTTTTAAATGAACGTGCTTTAGACAAGGCTAGTTTTGATTATGTTCCACCAAAAGAAAACTTTACAAAGACAGGGACTTACGCACAATCTAGTACAACGATCACAATAACTATGACAGATCATAGATTATTTGCAGGCGATTCAATCGTTGTAGATTTTACCTCTGGTACATCGGCTGATGGTACATATATAGTTTCTTCTATAACCAATGCGAACACATTTGTAATAACTGCTGTTGCTTCTCAAACTACAAGTGGTGATGTCTCAATAACAAAAACTGGCTCAGCTAAATTTATTTGCCCCAAATGGAGCAAGAGTATAGATGTTCCTACATTAGCTACTATTAATGCAACATTTATTGAAAAATTTGAGCCATGAGTATTGATACAGATCCAGTTTTTAGTGAAATACAAAATATTAATCCCTCATCAATTATTGAACTGTTTAAACTTGAATTAAAAGAAGGGCTTAACTTTCCAACAGGCAACCCCACTGGTGTTGGAACTTCTTACAATTTTCATGGTGGATCAAATTTAGATGCGAATGGTGAAATAGTTTGGAACGGAGAAAGTTATTTGCGATTTCCTGTAGAGGCTACAGGGTTTCAATATCAAAAAGACCAATTACCTAGACCTACGTTAACTATAAGCAATATGGGAACACCAAGTATATCTACTATTTTGCGCCTTGCTAATCAATTTACTGTTGGAAATGATTTAACAGGTGCGAAGGTAACAAGAATAAGAACAATGGTTAAATTTATTGATACTGATAACTTTTCTGGTGGTATAAATCCATTTGGCACTCCAGATCCAAATGCAGAGTTTCCAAGAGAAATTTATTATATAGATCGAAAATCAGCAGAAAATAGAGAAGTTGTACAGTTTGAGCTTGCAGCAGTATTTGATCTTGCTGGTATTCGTGCGCCAAAGCGTCAATGCACTAGAGATTTATTTCCTTCTATTGGAACGTTTATATGATTAGTTGGAAAGAGGCTGCGTTGCTTCATGCAAAAAAAGAAAACCCAAAAGAATCTGTTGGACTATTGTTAAATATAAAAGGTAAACAAAAATATTTTCCTTGTCGTAATTTATCTATAACATCTCATCAATGTTTTATTTTAGATCCAGAAGATTATGTAAAAGCAGATAATTTAGGATCTATAAAAGCAATTATTCATAGCCACCCAATTACAGCCCCTACTCCAAGTCAAGCAGATTTAGTGAGTTGTGAAAATAGTGGTTTACCTTGGTATATTGTTAATCCTAATAGTGAGACTTGGGGATATTGTGAGCCAAAAGGA